TGCAGCTTCAGCAGGATCAGCTCCATCCGCGAGGGCCACAGGTGCCGGACCAGCCACTCCACGGTGATGTCCGCCTTGCGCCCCGCCTCGATCTCGCCCGCGTTGGCGCAGGCCGCCAGCAGCTTCAGCCGCCCGCCGGGGGTGGCCGAGAGCTCTCCCAGCTTCGGCAGCGTGCCGTCGTCGTCGCAGGCCCGCATCACCGCTTCCATGTTGTAGATGAGCGTCAGCGTCCGCCCGCCGACTTTGATTTCGTTTGCGTTCATGGTGCCCTCCCTCCCGCGTCCGCGGGGATTTCGTCACGACGAAAAGGGGCAGAGGTCTCCCCCTGCCCCCGTCCGTCAGATGCCGGCCAGGTCGTCCAGCCAGGCGATGGCCTCGGCCTCGGTCGCGAAGGTCGCCTTCTTGCGGAAGCGCGCCTTGCCGCTGTTGTCGATGTACACGCCCATGCCGGTGCCGGTGATGGTGGGCGTCTGCCACTCGATGCCGCTCGACTTCTTCGTGGTCGCCTGCTCCGAGGTTTCGCCGAACTGAATCTTGTGGCACCACACGGCCTGGTACTGCCGCACGCCGTTCTTCTGGCGCACGCGGATGTACCCGAAGCCCACGTAGGGGGAGGCCGCGTCCGTCTCCTCCAGGGTGGCCGGGGTGGCGTTGCTGCCGGTGGTCGCCTCGGTGTACTCCTCGCCCAGCAGGGCCGCGCGCACGGTGTCCAGCAGATCGTCCACGCCCAGCTCCACACTGTAGGACACCTCGCTGTTGTCGCTCTCGATCTGGACGTCATCGCCGTCCAGGCCGTTGGTGTTCAGGGTCTTGGTCAGGTTCGCGCTGATCGCGTGGCCGATGACCATGCCGGTGCCGTAGACGATGGCGCTGCCGGCGGTCTCGGTCGTGATCGGGGCAAACACAGGGTGCCGAAGGCCGATGAAAGCCATACTGCTCACTCCTTTACGATTTTTGTTGTCATCTCGTCCAGTTTGGCCTGCATCGCCGCCAGGGCCGCGGGCTCTGCGCTCCTGACGGCCTGCCGGATGAAGGCCTTCTTCTTCCGCCGGGGGTGGCTGCTGCCATTGTTGATGGCCCGCACGACGATCGGGATGGGCACGCCCCGCGGATGGTTTTTCTCGGTCCTGGACAGGTAGCCGTTGAAGCCGATGGCCGTGGAGACCGAGGCCCCCTGGCCGTCAAACTTCGCGACGCCCACCGCGTTTGCGATCTCGTCCCGCTCTTCCGGGTAGAGGATCGCGCCGTTCGGCAGGCCCCGGGCCGCGGCGGCCAGGGCGTCGGCCACCACCCGGGCCCCCTCGTAGAGGGAGGCCCTCGCGATGGGCTCGGCCGCCCGGGCCAGCGTGTCCAGCTGGGCCGCCAGCTCGTCCAGGCCGTCCACCTGGATGCCGCGCCGTGCCATCAGTCCACCTCCAGCAGGCGGTGATCCGGCAGGCTCCACTCCCAGGTCCAGTGCTTGTAGCCCGTCTCCCGCTCGTACTGCACGGAGACCAGCTCAAAGGCGCAGCACTCCACGCCATGGAGCGCGGCCTGCACCTTTGAAGCCTCCGTGAAGTCGGAGGATACGGAAAACAGATCCACCGTCCCGGAAATGCTCTGCTGGATCAGCCGGTCGTCGCCGTCCACCACGGTGTCCGCCCCGGTCAGCTCGTACACGCCGTAGCTGCCGGCGGGGGCCACCGCCCAGCCGTCCTCGCGGAAGGGGATGCCCTCGGCCGCCAGCGCCGAGAGCGCCGCCACCAGTTCATCCCACATCGCAGGTGTTCCTCCTCTGGATCGTCAGCTCGATGGCATTGCCCGCGCCCTCGAAGGTGCGCAGGATGTCGTACTCCTCGCCCCGGAAGACGCACCGCCGCTGCCCCGCGTAGTCGAAGGCGTGCGGGATCACCAGCCGCCACTCGGGGGCGAGCCCCTGGGAGCGGGCGGTGTAGAGCTCCTGCATGCCGATGGACCGCACGTCGCAGCAGACCTTGGTCCTGATCTCGTCGGGCGCGTCATGCACGCCGTGGGCATTGGGGTTGTCCGCAATCAGGGTCACGACGTCCGCGATCCGCATCAGCCGTCCCCCCAGTCCGTGTAGCCGGTGGCCACCTGCAGCTGCGCCTTCTGCTCGTCGTAGCTCTTCTTCAGCCGGTCGAAGTCGTCCGGGCTGCCGAAATGGACGCGACAGTAAGTGCACACCGCCTGCGTCACCAGCGGGTCATTCTCCAGGGTGCTGTCCACGCCGGCGATACCCAGATCCATGAGCCCCGCGCTGATGAGGCGCGAAATCTCGTCGTCATAGGTTTCCGCCGTCACGCGCAGCGCCTTTTTTACGGTTTCCAGCATCGCCATGGATCACACCTCACTTCTTCCGGGCGCCCTTTTTCACGGGGGCGGGAGCCTCCTCAGGCTCCGCGGCGGGCGCCTCCTCCACGGGATTCGCCCAGCCGCCCCAGTAGAGCTCCATCGCGCGCTCGTTCGTGTACTCCACCCGCTGACCGGGGAGGCGATTCTCCCCGGTTTCGCGGTCGACGAACTCACGCGCAATCTCGACGATCATCAGGCGCTCGCCGTGACGACGACGAAGGCCTCGCCCTGCACCGGCTTGCCATCGCACAGGGCCATGGCGCGGTACACGGTGCTGCCGGTGCGGAAGCCGACGCTGTTGTCGCGGTCGATGCTGATCTCCTTGCCGAAGTTGAAGGCGTAGCCGTCCTTGAAGTCGCCGTAGACGATCTTCGCGGCGGCGTTGTCATCCAGCACCACCTTGTGGCCCAGGAAGCGGTACTCGATGCCGTTCATCACCAGGGCGCCGTTGACGTCGGAGGACAGCGGCACGATCGTGGTGAAGAAGGTGGACGCCGCCATCACCCACACCGCGTTCTTGTGATACGCGGAGGGCAGGGAGCCCATGGCGCTGGAGAGGCCCGCGATCGTGAAGGCCTTCGTCACGGCGGTCGCGCCGGCGTTGGCGGCCATCACGCCCAGGGGCGCGCCGCTGCCGGTGCCGGTCATCACGGCCGCGCAGATCGCGGCGATCATCTGCTCCGCCAGCTTGCCCACCAGCCAGGTCTCGAAGGCCGGGATGCTGGTGGCCTCGATGTCGGCGGTGATCTCGATCGTCTTGATGAGCTTGTTGAGGCCCAGGGAGACAGGATCCACCACGTCGGCGCCATCCGTCGCGGCGGTGCCCATGGCCACCCAGTTGGCGGCGTTGACGGTGGTCACCTTCGGCACGGACACATAGCCGGCGATGTGGGTGGCGTCGATTTCCGCGAACAGGGGATTTTCGCGCATCTTGTCATAGACGCGGTTGACGGTGGTGGTCGGGATGACGGCGCCCGCCTGGGTCAGGGCGGTGCGCTCTTCCTGGGTCAGCTCCTTGCCCATCAGGTTCTTCATGTAGGCGTCACGGTATTCCACCGTGTCCGGCGCGAAGGTGCGCTGCTCGGTCTGGCCCAGCTTGCGCACGATGGTGCCGGTCATGCCCTTGGCCACGCGCTGGCGCAGCTCCCGGCGGGCGTTCTCCTGGCTGCGGAGGGCCTCCCGGCGCTCCTCGATCCAGCCGGCTTCGGTGTTGAGGGCGGCATAGTCCGCGCCTTCGGTCTCGCTGGCGCTGCGGATTTCATCCATCCGCGCTTCCAGCTGGTCAGCGGTCAGCTGCATGATTTCCTCACGGGTCATGTTCATTCACTCCTTGTTGTCGTTTCGTTTGATGATTCGCATCAGGGCGTCGTGTCGTATTCCCGGGGCGCCCCGTCCCCGTTCTGCCGGCCTCCGTCGCTCCGCGTGAGGGCTTCGGTCGCTCCGCCGTCCTCCTCGCGGCCGGCACGCAAAAACGCCCGGCAAAGTACCAGGCGTCCCTGTCACATCAAAGAGGCAGTCCGCGAAGGCTTCGGTCTCCCGTCCCCCTCGCGGCCGCCCCACAAATACACCCGGGGTTAACCGGGTGTCGCTGTCAATAATGGGCTGCCCGTGAGGACAGCCGCCTCCGTCCGTCGGCCGCGGGGAGATGCAGAGACCGCAGCCAATCAACTGACCAGACAGGAGACGGCTGCCCGCAAGGACAGCCCCGCGCAGCGGCATCACCCGCATCCGCGCCTCAGACAATCTCTCCTGGCTGCCCGTGAGGACAGCCGCCCAGCCGTCATCTGTCACGACTCATCGCGTCATCACGGCAGGTGTGATGATCCGTCATGCCGCAACCTGCAAACATAAGCGCATTAGCCGTGCAGGCGGCCTGCGCAGGTTTTATGCTCAGACGATTCGACAGGCGGCTGCCCGCACGGGCGGCCCGGCGCACCGGCTTCCACCGTGCGCCTCAGTCAGTCCCGACGGACTGCCTGCGCAGACGGCCCCGGATCGCGCCCCTCAGGCAAGAGGCTTCCGCGGGGGAGGCGGGCTGGTCCGCCCCCGCATCTGATCCGTTCGGCCGCCCGCGCAGGCAGTCCGCAATCATTCACCCGGTCAGCACCCAGGCCGGGCACCCATTCCGCGCGCAGCGGCGTCAGCCGCGCCCGCGCCTCACACTTCGTGAGGCTTCACCTCACAGATCGTGAGGATCGGCATCGCGCAGCGGCGCCAGCCGCGCCCGCGCACTTACTTCCAGCCCATCAGCCGAAGCCGCAGCTGGAGCCGGGCCCGGGCCTCTTCCTGCGCCCGCTTCTCCGCGTCGCGCACCCTGGCGGCCACCACGTCCGCCAGCGACCTGGCAGAAATCTCCGTCATGTCGTTTGCCGGCAGGCTCACCGCGGAGACATCGAACACTTTGCTGATCTTCATGATCGTCCGATGCACGATCAGCTTGCCGTCCTTCTTCTCCTCGATCCAGTCCTCGCCGTCCTTCGCCACGGAGAAGCCGAAGCTCATGCGGTCGGTGTATCCGCCCTTGATCTCCTGCCACAGCTGCCGCCCGATCTCCGTCCCGGAGAGATCAGCCCGCACGTGCAGCCCGTGGTTGTCGCAGCTGAGCTCCAGGGAGCCGTTTCTCGTCCTGGCGAACACCCGGCCCTGGTGGTTGTACTGCATGATGACGTCGCCCATGTCGCACTGGCCGAACGCCCCCGCATCCACCTTCTCCCGCACCTCGAAGGTCTCGTCCCCCCACAGCCGGTACTCCTCCCCGAACGTGGTGGCATACCCCTCCGCAATGTACTGATCCGGCAGCTCCAGCACCTTGACGCTCTCCATCTGCCGATACTGCCGAGCCCCCTCCCGGGCCAGCTTCTCAATCACCTGATCCCTGTCCATACCGTCATCCTCCTCACCGCGCCGACCGGAAGATCGCGAGGTCATCCGCGGCCTCAGCCTCCGGCGGCAGCAGCTCCTGCAGCTGCTTCATGACCACCGAGAAATTCTTGTCGTAGGTGGCGAACAATTCCGCCGCCGGCCGCTTGCGCATGTACGGCTCGCTCTTCTCCGACTGCTGGAACCACTCCGTCATCCCGTTCTCCTGGATGTCCTCCGAGAGCTCCCACAGCATCACGGTCAGCCTGGCCGCCTGGTCGATGAGCCCCCGCACCAACTCCAGCTGATTCTTCGGAATCTCCCGGAAGAGCTTCCCAAGTCGCCGCGTCTCGCTCTCGATCGTCGGCTTCTTCCGCGTTGCCATCTCCTGCACCTCCCTCGGGGTGGGGTCGCGCGCGCGATCCCGCCCGCATGCTATCCCATGGGGCGGAATTCCGACCTACACACCCGGACTGTCCACCCATGAAAGATTTTTCTGAGACCAGGGGGGCCTATCTCGCGAGGATGTGCCCTGCCGGGTCCACTTTCCAGCGCCGCCGTCCGTCACTGAGATGCGCGGCATCGTGACAGTCACGGCAGAGCAGCTCCAGGTTGTCCCAGCTGAGCGCGATCCGTGGATCGTCTATGTTCTCGGGCGTCAGTGGAATCTTGTGATGCACCTCGACGCCTGGCACATAGAGTCCTTGCCTGAGGCAGCGCTCGCAGAGGTTGTGCCTGCTCTGGGCGTAGGCCTTGCGCGTCTGTCGCCATGCCCTGCTCGAATACAGCCGGTTGGCGAACTGCTCATGCATCGTGCTCGCCCGTCTTTTCCGGGAAGCGCAGCTCCCACTGCTCCTGGGCTACTCTCGGCCGCGTCTTCTCTCCGGCCTTCTCGATGAGCTCGCGCTCAGCCATGCGGATTTCCCGCAGGATGTCGAAGGCGTACCTGCGGATGTTTTCGCAGATGGCGCCATACATGCCGATGCTGATGCACAGCACGATGCCGATACAGCACAGGATCACAATAGCCTCGTCACTCATGGGCACGCCCCCTCGCCTTGTACGCAAAAGGGACGCGGCCGATCTGGCTGCGCCCCTTCGCTGGTTGTCTGATCATACGATACCACGGCCCGAAATCGCTGTCAATGTATCATACATCGGCAAAAGCTCAATCCGCTCACAACTCGATCACAACTCGATGCCGTCCATGTTGTCAAACGGTGTCTTGTCCGTCATCTTTCGCAGGTTGTCCTCGGCGATCCCGATATAGATCAGCGTGATCGCTGGGCTCGAATGATCAAACCATTTCTGCAGGATCGACGGATCATGATTGCGCTGATAGTAGTGATAGCCGAAAGTTTTGCGCATCGTGTGGCAGCCGATCGGCAGCCCAGGCCTGCATATGCGCTCGATCTCCTTGAGATCATTCCAGGCCTGCTGCCGAGTGATGTGCCGCTCCACGCCGCCGGCGCCGCGCCTCTGCGACTCGAACAGCCAGGCATTGTCGTCCATGCCCTCGCACCTGGCCTGGATGATCCGACGCAGATATGGGTCAAGCGTCACCGTGACCGGCATCGGCTTCTTCTTCGTCTTCCGGGTCTTCTGCGGGATGAAGGTATAGCTCTTCTTTCCCCGCAGGTCCTTGACCTTCAGCTCGACCAGGTCGCCGATCCGCAGCCCAAGGCGCACGCCGACCTCCCAGAGCAAGAACATCCTGCGCCCGCGGGCTGATGTCATCCGGCTTAGCACCACCTCGATCTGGTGCACCTTCTCAGCGTCCCGGATCGGCTCCATGCGGTGGCCCATGCCATATCCCTCCTCATTCTTTACATCTGCATGAGAGAGTCAAATCAGATTCATGCATGCTATATATAGGTAAGTTTGCATCTTGCATGCGCAGACTTGACATCTACTCGCCCAGTACACAAACACCGCCCGAAAGAAAGCGGCCATCGCTGGCCGTTCTTTCTGTTACAGCCCCAGCGTGGAGCGGACAAGGCTCTTCCGCGCCTCCCGCACTTCCGTGGCGTCTGACTGCGGCAGAATGATCTGGAAGAGATTCTGCGCCAGGGCGTCCACGTCATCGGTCAGCCGCATGAACTCTTCCGCAGGAATCTGGGCCGGGTGCCCCTTGAGAATCTCCACCAGCGCAGCGAGGCCGTACATCGTGTCGACGGCTTCCACAATCGCCTGGTTGATTTTTTCCGGCAGCTCATCAGCCTCCATGATGGCCAGGCGCTCGCACAGGTCCTCCAGCTCATCGGCCGCGGCCGCGATGGTGCCGGTCTCCTTGTGATTCACAATCCCAACTTCCGCGATGTTGCGAAGCTCTTTGATCAGCCTGACTCTGTCCATTGTTGTCCTCCTCGTCAGATATTCCGCCATTTCCTCAGCAGCGCTTTCTCATCCTCTGTCAGCGGGTCTCCTTCAAGCGTGACGATGTGATCCGCGTCGATGACCCGCACGCCAGGCTTCCACCAGTTGCAGCCATCAAATATGAAATCGGTGTGCGCATGCTGGATGTAGTCGTCCCATGTAGGCCCGGGCAGCGCGAACAGCTTCGGCATGCGTCCGGTCCAACCGCCAGGAGTCTCGCCTTTTCTGCGGACTCTCTCGCCCTGGGTGCGGATTCCGTACTCGGTGTTGCGCGGCTCTGCCGTGCTCACCCAGCAGTCCGAGTAGATCACGATGCAGTTCCGCATGCTCACCGGCCACACCTTATCACCGAACCACACCGCGTGCAGCTGCCAACCCTTCGTCCCGATGTGGAAGTCCTGCGGCGCAATTATCCGCGACCTTGCCGGCTTCGGCATCTCGTCCTCGGTGAGCATATCCCAGATGCTCACCTGCCCATCATCTGCTCCATGGTCTTCGCCCTCCGGCGGATCAGGCAGCGGCATCCAGTGCGTCACGGCACAGCTCATGCCAGGCGTGATCCACATTCCATTTCGCACGTGCCGCGCAGCAGTCATCTTCGCGCCGTCAAAGACCAATGCCAGTTTCCCAATCTCCGGCAGTCTGTCCTTGACGCTGATCCAGCCGCCGATGGTTGGCGCAGCCGTGATTTCACCGACGACCTGCGAAGTGTGGTAGTAGTCCGGCGGCTTCCCCATGAACTTTGCCGCCAGCGCGTCCGCATCAATCAGCCGCATCTCACTTCACCTTCCCCTCGTGCAGTATCGCCTCAATCATCCTGAGCACCATGCGGAGAGCATTGATCTCGGCTTTGTAATACACAGCATCCTGCTCGTCGGGGACAGCCTTATGATCGGCGACATACTTCTGGTAGGAATCATACCTGATCATCTCCCAGATTTTGTCCTCCAGCGTGCCGGCGTCGATATACCGCCTCCGTACTTGCTTTTTCTCACGTGGCTTATCCTTCCTCGCCTGCCGGATGATCTCGACGACCCAGACGACCAGTGCGACGCCGAGGATGCAGGACGAGGCGATGAATCCCCAGTATTTCAGCGCGGCCAGTTTCTCGACCATTTCCATGCTCTCGCCCCCTCATCGTCTGCTTGGCGGGATCCCGTAGCGCTCGTAGAAGTGCAAGCGGGACAGCGCATCGCGGACGGCGTTGGCCGTGCGGCCCATCATCTGGCCGATCTCCTCGTAGCTCTTGCCCTCCGCCTTAAGCCTTGCGATCTCATACCAGTGTTCCGGCGGTCTGTACGGTTTGTCCCGCTTCTCGGTGGCGGCCACCTCTGCCCAGTTGATCCGGCCATGATCCTGGCGCTCCAGCGTCCTCATGCACTTATACGTGCAAAGCGGTCTGCCGCGGTGGTCCTTGTACACCCACTCGCCGATGCACGAGACGTAGAATTCCTTGCCACAGACTTTGCACCGCAGCACCTGCCATGGCCTGCCGCCGACGCTCACTCCCATGGTGTACCTCCGACGCTGATCAGGCCCTCGGCTGCCGCGAACAGCGCAGCCGCCGTCACGTATTTGTCCTCCAGCCGCCTGGCGGTCTGCCGGTCGATGTGCAGGCGCGCTGCCACCTGGGCCTGCGTCATCTCCTCGCCGTAGAACAGCCGCGCGGCATCTCCCGTCCGACTGCCCTCGAAGGCCTCGTCCAGCCGGAGGAACACCACGCCCCAGGCCGAAGCCTTGCGGACGGCCTCCTCGGCCTCGACGACCTGGATCGCGGCCCGCTCCAGGCGGTCGTACGATGCCCCGCCGGACACATGCTCCGCGTCGGCTGCCGGCGCCGTGGCCGAGTAGGCCCGGTCCCTGGCGTCCAGAAGCCGCTCCTGTGCGTCACCCAGCAGCCGGTCGCGCTGTCTCAGCACGCCCTCGATCTGCCTGTAGATTTTCTGCGGTATGATCAAAACGGCACCTCCTCAATCAACATGCGACGACCGCTGTGTCAGTGCGTTTTCGTCGCTTGAAGTCAGTCAGAGCCTGGATGTCCTCCGCGGTGCTCTCTTTGCGATTGGCCCGCTCGTACAGGACGAGATATGCCTCCATTTCGGCGGCCGTATGCACATGAGCAGCGTGCCAGTCTCCGAGCAGCGTCAGCACGTACATGAGCGGGTCCGTCGGCATTTTGAGCGCCGCAATTCGGATGGCTTCACCGATCACGCCCGCATCGAAGCCGCAGACGACCGCGGTGGTCTCCAGACGGCGCACCACAGCAGGCGTTGGCTGTCGCCCGAAGCTCATCTGCCAGGCAGCGCGCACCTCCTCGCGCGCGCGCGCACGCAGCTGCTCTTCTTCGTCGTCCTCTTCACTCATCTCCTGAGAATCCTCTGGTTCATTCTCAGAGTCATTCTCATTCTCATTTTCATTATTAGGGTTCGATTCGTCGACGCTGGTTTTTTCGGTTGCGGTTGGTTGCGGTTGGTTCGGTTGGTTCGACTTGGTTTTTTCGGTTGCGGTTGGTTCTGCCGGTTCGGTTTTGCCCTGCCGGTTTTTGCGCTGCGTCTCGGATTTTGCCGCCATCCTGTCCACGCTCTGCCGCAGGGACTTCCAGATGTATTTCTTGGCGTCCGAAAACTCCGGCTCCGTGCCGGTGGTGGCGTAGGCCAGCATGGCAGCGATTAGCGCGTACTTGTCGGCGTCGCTGTACTCCTCCATCTGCTCCAGGGTCTCCGGGTAGATGGCGATATAGCTCAGCATGTCAGTATGCCTCCCTGTAGGTGAGCGCCTGCTCGTCAAATGTGTGCACCACCCGCCGGCTCATGTAGTGCCCGAGCTGGTGGTTGCGGATGTACTGCCGCTCGGCGTTGCTGGCGGCCCGGTTCATGGCCTCGGCCTGGGCAGCTGCCAGCGATGACGGCCAGTCAGGATAGCGAGTGATCTCATCCGCGGCTGCCATGCGGATGTACGGCAGCATGCAGATGGTGCCGCCCTGGACCGGGCAGACCTCGGTCGGCACATCCGGCCAGATGATCGCGTGCTGATCCGGGTATCTCAGCACGCGCAGCACCCGGACGATCGGGCTGGTCTGCGGCCCGTGGCCCATTGGGTCAAATGTGATCAGCTCGCAGAGATACTCCTCGCCGAGCTCGCGCTCTCCAGCGATAATGTACAAATGCATCGCCCTCCGCATCGAAAGACACGCCCGGGCGATGCAGCCACCCGGGGAAAATCAGATCACTGTGAGGCTGTCCCTGTTGTGGAGCCCGACCACGAAGGTCATCGTGTCCACGGGCACCTTTTCGCCGTGATGGCTCCTGCGTGTTCGCGTCGGCGCTTCGGCCGGCACGGGCTCATCTGGATCGCGCACATAGTACCATTCGCCCAGATGAGCGAGGAAAGGCAGCGGCCCCTCGTGGATCACGCACTCACGCGGGCCGCAGGTCGTTTTGATGATGACGCGGGTGCCGGGCTCAAGAAACCTGTTCGGCGCAGGCCCTTGCGGCTCTCCGCTCATCATCCTCTGTGATGAGTTCAAATACGGTCACCTGTCCTTCGATGTTTTCCGGCCGCCTCTCCTGGCTGCCCTGCCGGTAGGGCCAGAGCGGGCAGGAGACGATCCCGCACTCCGTGACCGCCCGCCGGCTGCCGCAGCAGCATTCCAGGCATTTCGACCGGATCGCCGCCGCCAGCGCGTCAGATTTCATCGGCCCCGATGCCTCCCTCGCTCATGTCCACCATGTAGTAGGGGCAGTGGATGCCGTCGCTCTCGCCCGGCAGGCCGGGGATGCCGTCCAGCGCCCGCCTGATCCGGCAGGCCTTGCTCTCCTCGCGGCTGCGGGTGCAGCCGAAGGCGCAGTGCTCCTCACAGCATCCTTTGACGATGGCCAGCAGGTGGTCGTGCCTGATGTTGACGTACTGCGGCGGTGCGGCGGTGGTGGTCACGATCACCGTGGACTGGCCGTGGTTGAGCTGCGCATCCAGAGAGATGACCTGGGCGCTGCTCATCCGTCCGGCGAATTTGTTGCAGATGCGGGTCAGATTGCCCACGACGGCGGGCGAGATTTTGTCCCCGCACTCCTTGCGCACCCGGCTGAGCCCCTGGAGCGCAGCGGAGACAAGCGCCCGGCCGGCGTTGAGCTCCAGCATGCATTCGACCTCTTTGCCCGAAAACCGCCTGCGATCCTGCACGGCGTCCACGCCGCGCTTTTCGTCGTCGGTGGCTTCAATGGGCTGATTCGCCACGTGCTTGATTACGTAGTCCTTCCTCATCTGCGCTCGCCTTCTTTCAGCGCACGGCCGCACATTCGGCAGAAGCGGTCGCCCTTGCTGACGCGGGCCCGGCAGGCGCCGCACACCCGGAAAGCGTAGCCGATGGCTGAGCCCTTCGTGATCGGCTGAAGCTCCCGCACCACCATCGTGATCGGCGAGGTCGTGACCGGCTCCACCTTCGGCGGCGGGTCTGGCTCCGCGGGTGCGAGCGTCTCCGGCGTCCTTTCCCGCTCTCGGACGAAAAAGGTCACCCGGCTCCGCATCGACTGCGGTAGCCGCTCCAGAGATGCCATGTCGTTGACCGAGATCCCGCGCAGCCTGTAGCGGACTGTGTTGACGGAGATGTCCAGCTTCATGGCCAGCTCGGGGACGGTGTCCGCCCTGGCAATCTCTCGCTCTTCCGTGTCCGGCGAGACGGCAACATAATAGAATCCCTTTGCCATCTGCCTCCTCCTTTCTGCTGATATAAATCTGGTGCCGGATGCGGGAGTTGCACCCGCTGTACTCTTTCCGGCATGCCCGGCAGATGCCGGGATGAATCAGCAGATTTCCTGGGGCATGATGTAGGCCGCGAATTCTTCGATCTGGGCGGCCAGCTTCTGCGCGGCGGCCAGATCGGCGGCGTCCTCCGCGGTCGGCTTCAGATTCTTGCCGAGAATCTCCTGGGCCTTGTCGGCGACGATGCGATCTGAGGACGTGATCGTCTCCACCTGGGCCCGCGTCAGACGGCGGTGGCCGAGGACGATGATTTTGAGGTCGAAGGTCAGGCGCTCCAGCAGCTCGCGATACATTGATAATGCCTCCTTTATCCGATTACGCCCTTCGCGGGCACCATGGGCAGGAACAGGACGGTCTGTCGCCCCTCGCAGAAATTAATCAGAGCCTCCTTGGAGATTTTGAGCCGGTTCCCGCTGAAGAAGTGCGGCAACGCCAACGTGCCCTGCTTCGCGGCGATGTTCAGCGCGTAGCGATCACAGCCCAGGACGGCCGAGGCCTCCTTGGTGCCGACGGTGTATCCGGGCATGGCTTTGAGTTCGTCCAGCGTCATGATCACACCACCTTCTTGTCGTCGTTGGGCTCGATCAGATCGTCAACTGTGCATTTCAGAGCATTCGCAATCGAAAGTGCGACATCAAGATCGGGCATTCTGAGGCCGAGTTCGTAGCGATTGATCGAAACGCGGGAAATGCCGCTTTTCTCAGATAGCTCTTCGATGGTCAGATTGCGCTTCTTCCTGATCTCCCGGATTCGGTTTTTCATGTTCTCACCTCCGTCCCGTTCGGTACCACGTCCAGTATAGTACCGTACGGAACTTTTGTCAATAGGAAAATGTTCCAAATGGATGTAGACCAATCATGCCCATTTGGTACAATATACACAGGAGGTGATATGAATATGTGTAGAACGATGGGCGATATATTGCATGAATTGCGGCTGAAATCTGGTGAATCGCAGGAAACAGTGGCGTCAGAGGTGGGGATTTCTCGCGTTGCCTATACGCGGTACGAAAACGGAACACGTATCCCGAAGGCAAATATAGCCGCAGCACTCGCAAAGCACTTCGGTGTGGAAATTTCCATGTTGACAGGGACGCAATCAGAAGGAGCTTCGTCCCGTTTGTTACTTTCAGACGATGAAGAGCAGGTGATCCTGGCGATGCGTCAGAACACTCAATTTAAGACTGCGGTTATGGCCATGCTGGCTGCTGCCGGTGTTGATACAGGCAAGAGCGGAATCGTTTCCGCGTGATTATAGGAGGCAGGAACAAATGATGACCATGGAAGAAGTCATGCGCCAGTATTGGTGGATCGGGGTCGTCGTGATCATCGTGATCGGCGTCATCATCATAAAGGCGCGAGACGCCGCGGACAAAAAGCGCGCCGAAGAAGAGCAGAAGCGCAGGGAGACGGAAGCGAAGGAAGCGCAGATGCGCAAGGAGCGCACGGTGCGTGAGGAGCATGAGCGGCACCTGGCGAATCTTCGGCAGGAGGCGGCGCGCTGGGAGAAGGCAGGCGGCGCGCCAGTTGTCCCGCAGGCCTACATGGTTTCAAGCCAGGAGACCGAAGCGCATGGAGATAATATGAACATCTTGGAATTCAATGCGCAGGCTAAAGGTGACTTCGTGGCCGTCGATGTGGAGACTACCGGCCTTGATTATTCCTCGGATGCGATCATAGAAATTGCCGCGGTGCGCGTCAGGGGCGGCCAGATCGTGGATGAGTTCAGCACATACGTGGACCCGGGACGGCCGATCTCAGCTGAGGCCTCGCGCGTCAACCACATCACGGACTCCATGGTCAATGGCAAGCCGCGGATCGCCGAGGTGCTGCCATACTTCCTGGCCTTCGTGGGCGATGACGTGATGGTGGCCCACAATGCAATGTTCGACTGGCGCTTCATCTGCACAGCCTGCATGCGCAATCGGTACAAGTACCCGCGGAAGATCTTCGACAGCATGAAGCTGGCCAGGTACTGGCCGGACGCGCAGGACAAACAGCTGGGGACGCTGCTGGCCGCTGCCGGCATCGTGAACACGCGCGCACACAGCGCCCTGGGCGATGCCCGCGCGCTCGCGCAATTTGTTCTCGCGACAAATGCGCAGCGCAAAAAGAAATGAGGAAGATATGATGATCTGCCCGCGATGCAAGAAGGAACTACCAGACGACGCACTCATCTGCTGCTACTGCGGCCGCACCATCGTCCGGCAGATGCCGGGAAAAATGCACCAGCGCGGCAACGGCACCGGCACGGCCTACAGGCGCGGCAAGGGCTGGGAGTGCATGATAACCGTCAGCTACCGCGTTGACGAAAACGGTGTGAAGCGGCAGTATCGCAAGACCAAGGGCGGCTTCCGAACAAAAGCCGAGGCGCTGGCCTATATCCCCACGCTGATGCAGCAGAGCTCCCGCCCGGAAAAGGCGCCCATGCTGAGCGAGTATTGGGCTATGTATGAGCGCGACGAGCTGCCCAAGCTGAGCGAGTCGAAGCAGTGCGCGTATCAGATCGCCTGGAAGCGCTTGGAGCCGATCTCCCGCCGCCTCATCGACTCGCTCACAGTGGCCGATCTTCGGAACGTGGTCCGGGAAAAAGCGCCGACGTATTATCCGGCGCGTGATATGAAGGTGCTGCTGAATCATCTGTTCTTCCTGGCCGCAGCTGACGGCTGGGTGTCTCGCGACCTGCCCAGCTTCATCACGCTGCCGGCCATGAATGAGCAGAAGCGCGATGCCTTCACGGAGGAAGAGCAGGCCGCGCTCTGGCGTGCGTATGAGGGCGGGTGCGCTGATGCCGCGATCCCGCTGATCATGATCTACACCGGCATGATGACCGGCGAGATGCGCAGGCTCACCGCGGAGATGGTTGATTTTGAGGGCCAGAAAATCGTCGGCGTTGGCCTCAAGACGGAAGTCAGGAAACAAGCTCCCGTATATCTGCCAGATGCGATCCTCCCGGTGCTCCATGATGCCATCGGAGGACGGACGGGCCGCGTCTGGACGTGCAACAACAATGATTTCTACGATCGGTATTATGCCGCCCTGGATGCCGCCGGTGTTCGGCGCCTGACGCCGTACTCGTGCCGGCACACGACGGCCACCGCCCTGGCCATCACCGAAAACGTCGCGCCCGAGACGGTGCGCAAGGTGATGCGCTGGTCGACGACCGCCATGCTCCAGCGCTACGCTCACCCGGACGATCAGGACGCCTTGGCTGCCGTCAACCAGATCAAACGTCTATAGCCAGCACATAGCAAGCAATGACCATTTGACCCGCACAACTGCTCAATCTTCCCCGCCCTGCTAAGGGAGTAGTGTCAGAAATGGCAGCCCGGGTTCAAATCCCGGCTTCTCCGCGCTAAGCCTTGCAAACACTGCGTTTGCAAGGCTTTTCTCATATCGTGGCGCCATGGCATCTGGGTGCCTCTCCAGCTGTTTGGATGTTGCTATAGCAAGCACTATAGCAAGCAAAAAGCCCGGCCATCAGGCCGGGCGTCTGGTCACTTGAGATCGTCTTCTTCGGGGTCGGCGTGAAAAATCGTCTGCGTCTTGGCCATCTCGACTTCGGGCAGGCCCGCTACGCTGGTCAGCAGGCTGAGGATGCCGGCCAACACCGACGCGCTCGCCACCATCAGCCAGTTGACCTCGGAGATCACCGCGCTCGTCCCGATCGTTGCGGCTGCCGTCTGCGCCACCGTTTTCAAGGCGCGGATGCCGGCCGCTTTCCACCAGAGTTTCCAATCCATCATCATTATCACCTCTGAAATTTATTTTGTACAAACTCAATTATTCTATTGACTTTGTACAAAGTCTGCGCTATAATCCTATTGAGGGTTGGGAAGAGCCACCCGGGCAAAACACGAAGGAGGATCACACCATGAAAAAGACCATCCGTATCAAAATGACCAATGACCGCTGTGAGCAGCTCACCGGTCGCCGCGGCCGCGCTGACCTCGCCCTGCCGGAAGTTGAGATCGACCTGGACACCCTGACCCCAGCGGCCCGCTGGATTGCGGAGCACATCACCAGCACCTCCATCATGGACGAGGCCCGCGACCGCATCGACATCACCGGCGTTGCCGGTTTCTCCATGGCAGAGCGTGATCGCGCCGCCGGCAAGGCCGAGGAAGACATCAAGCGCCTTTCGGAAGCGTTCGGAGAGTATTACAGCTCCGCGCCGATGAAGACCAGCGTTTCTTTCCCCGTGTACGGCAAAGCCTTCCAGCGCCCCGAGGACGTGATCGAGGCCACCGCCGAGGAACTGCGGCAGAACGGCGTCGTCCAGCTCATCGCCGGGAATGGTGATAGGTTCGATCTGGCATAAGCAAACATCAGACCACCAGCCCGGCCCCGCGCACGATGTACAATGAGAGACAGAAGGAGGAAACAGCAATGCTGAAGTACCTGAACAACCACAAGGTCGAGCTTTTCGAGGGTAAGAAAGTAGAGTATCGCGGTATGGTCTACTGGGCGAACATGGTAACCATGGAGATCTACGCGCACAGCGTGGACGCCGAGATCTCCGGAGTGATCAACGGCTACAAGGTCGCCGAGATCACCGAGGATTGGCAGATCGTCGATGCGTAATCAGACACCAGACCACCACACCCGGGCCCGCGTCGGATGCTTCCGAAAGGAGAATCACCATGAAGAAAGTCATCAATGGTAAACTTTACAACACGGAGACTGCGAAAGAGATCAAGAGCGTCTCCCACGGGGACGGCCCCCGCGATTTCCGCTATTACGAGGAGACGCTGTACCGTAAGCGCACGGGCGAGTATTTCCTCGCTGGCGAGGGTGGCCCCATGACGAAGTACCGCCAAACTGTCGGGCAGAACTCATGGCGCGGCGGTGATGGCATCATCCCGTTAAGCTACGAGGAGACGCTGGCCTGGGCTGAACAGGAGATGGATGTTGACGAGTACGAGGCCGAGTTTGGCCAGGTCGACGAGGGCGATCTGGCACATCTGCACATCAGCGTGCCGGCAAGCATCGCAGACGCGATCCGCAAGGCCGCGAAAGTGGAAGGCGTCAGCGTCAGCGAGTGCATCGCGCGGAGATTCAAGTGACCGAAGCGGGGGAGAGCCCCCGCTTTTTTCATTTGTGCGGTCCGCTGTTCACGGCTTCCAGGACTGCCACTCTCGATTCCAAGTTATAAGTCCTCTCGACCATTGAGTTGTGCTTCTCGACGCGCGACGACAGCGTCTCGATTTTTTCGTCGATAACGGCGATCTGGCCCTGGATTCGCTCATCCGCCAGTTTGCTCTGCTCGCTCATGGCAGCCAGTGTGCTTCTGTTGGTCGTGATTACGGTGATCACCGTCCCGATCAGGCTGATGCCCGCGGTGATGATCGCCACCAGTACAGAGCTCTCCATCATGCTCACTCCCTCTCACATTCGGCCAGTGGGCAGATTTCAAGTATCCGCCGGTACTGCTCATAGGTCGCGTGCTCGATGCTCACCCGGAACAGCTCCTTCGGCTTCGACGCCTCCAGCGCCGCCCAGGTCATCGGCCCGCAGACGCCGTCAGCCGTCAGGCCATGATCCCGCTGGTAGGCTGTGACCGCCGCGATCGTCTGCGTACCATACACGCCGTCGACTGTGCCGGGTGAATAGCCCTGCGCCGTCAGCAGCTGCTGGCAGACTTTGACCTCCGGGCACTTTGCGCCCCTGCGCAGTGTAGGCCGCACCGTTATCACTCCGATCTGCCTGAGCTCCTCCTCGGTGTACAGCCCCGCCGGGATCGCCCAGTGTGTCCATCCGCTGTCTGTCACGCGCCCAGTTTGCACGCCGTGCGAGCAGTGGATGATCTCCCCACCGCCCACGTGCAATCCCGTGTGTTGCATTGTGCGGCCGTTGATCTGCTGGAATACACAGCAGACGCAGTCCGGCATCTGGCCGATGGATCCCCGGCTGTGCCAGTTCGACGCCGTGTTGTACTGACTGGTGGCACCGCCGCCGGCAATGTTGATCCCGGCACCCTTGACCAGGCACCAGTGCGTGAAGCCGCGGCAATCGAAAGCGAGCTTCCCCTGCCATTTGCACGAAGAGCAGCTGCCGGTGCCGGACAGGGACGGGCACGCCTTGTAGATGTTCTCCTGATGCTCAGGATTCATCCTCGCATAGCTCTTGCGCATCGACGGCGTGCACTCAGTCCCCCAGGCCCCAAACACATACGGGTTGCCCATCTGGCTCCGCGCTGCCTCGATCACCTGGAGCGCTTTGTCATTCATATGGCATCACCTTGGATCAAGTTTACTTGAGCAGGTCTTTAACGGCCTGAATGCCCATTGCCCGATGGCCTTTGGATGTCGGATGTGTTTTGTCTGTTGAGCTTACGTACCCGCCGCTCACCGCGTTCTCAATCGACCAGCACAGGTCAAAGCGAATGACGCCGCACCCGAAGAACTCTGCGGCCTTCAGGATCGCCGCGTTATACTCCGGCAGCGTGTTCGTCCCGTTCGTCATCGGGAAGCCCGTGACATCCAGCCGCAGGAATGCCGGAAGCGTGCAGAGGTAGATTCTCGCCTCAGGGTACGCCGCACGGCATTTTTTGATCGTCAGCGCCAGCGCCTCCAAATAGCCATAGCCGCCCGTGACCGTGTCCGTCTGCGGGTATGCCCAGCTCGCGCCGCTGAAGAAATCCTCCGTCAGCAAGGCATACGGGCTGTGGCTGAAGTCGTTCACGCCCCGGAAGATGATGATCTTCGTCGGTGCCGTGCGCGTCATGGTTCCAGGCGTGCGGATGCCGCACTTGCGGATCTGGCTGTCATGCCATGCGTGTGTGGACATGTAGCGGATGTTGTTATCCTCGTGGCTGCTCATGGACGCGCCGCCGTAGCAAACAGGGATCGTCGTGAAACCGAGGCCGCCGTCACCAATGGAAGCGTACTCCCACCAGACCTGCATGCTGGCCGCATACTGCGTGACAGGCATGCCGATCACCTTCCCGACATCGTCCGCCGTCGGCGTGAAGGTCACTTCGGTGCCGATCTCGTCTGATGTGAATGTATGCCCTCCGAGGCTCAGCCCAGTCTGAACATCGTTGTACGTGAGGTATGCGCTGAGCTGCACGCCCACATCCTCTTCCGTCACGGTGATCTCGACTGCATTGGGCCGCGGGCCGTCGTTTCCGTTGGTGCTGATACTGTCACCAATGATTGCGACGACATCATCAACCAATGTTTCCGCGCTGCCCAGCCGCTTCCAATCGTACGATACGGCGCCATTGACAATAGAGCGCTGCCACACGTATCCGCTCAGGCTCTTGATCGTCTGGATCAATGCGCTATTACTCGCTGCAGCTGGGGCCTCGACGATCAGCGCAAAACCAGAACTGTCTGCCTTTCCGGCATAATCCGCCGGGAGATCTGACAGACTGGTGCGGTAGCTGTACGAACATCCGTACCAGCCAGGCTGCGTGCACTGCAGCAGCGACGAATACCCGAGATTGTGGATGTATCCGTTGAAGCGGGAGTCATTCGCCACGGAGGACTGCAGCGCTGTTATGGAGGCCGTTACATCGGACTGCAGCGCGATCTCGTCCACGAGCTTCCAGTGTGGCACATACGTTTCCGGGAACGATGAAGACTCCGCGACCACCGTCTTGACCGGAGCGTCAGGAGCACCCTGCCCGCCAGACTTGCGGATGCTGAAGCGCATATAGACAGCACCAACAGGAGCCGTCACCGTATCAACGCCCTGTATGCTCTGCCCGCTAACGTACACCTTGGAGCCGTCATACCATGCGAGGTTGTCATTCGACCCGGACGCCCACGCCGTGCCGCCCCAGCGCTTGACCGTGTACGCCGTCCCGGCTGCGACCGGGATAAAGTCCGACGTGTCATAGCTGACCGCCGATCCAGGCGCGCCGACGTTGCCGCTTGTCGCACTCAGCCGCGCGCCTACAACTCGCGTGCCGCTGTCGTACAGGTTGCCCGTGCTCTCGACCGCTGCGCCGATCGCGCCTTCAGCCTCCGTCATGCGTTCGCCGAGGCTCCCGACCGTGTCAGCATATTCGTCGATCAGCTCCTGCGCCGCAGCGGTGGCCTGCTGCATCTCGTTGATCCTGGCCAGCAGCGTGTCCAGAGACGGGATCACACTGCCGGGATCGACGGTCGTGTCCGTCCTGCTGGAGGAAACATTCGCCCGGATGCCCACCAGCGTCGTGGTAGTGTTGCCGGAGGTCAGCGTGATCGCGATGTTGACGGGGCCGGGGTAGGCGTAGCAAGCGGCGCGCATGATAAAATACGCGGTGTTGCCGCTGACGTTGCCGGGCACTGTGACCGTGGAGCCGTCAACCCGCTGCACGTAGCCGGTGCACGTGCCGGAGAGAGAGGCGGGCTCACGGTTGGATAGCACCCGCACGCCGATCAGGTTCGCGGATTCGTCGCCGTAAAAGTACGTGTCGTCGATCTGGGTCTTCCTGGTGCCCTTCATCAGGTCCACGGTCAGCCAGGTCTCAAAGAGAGCCATAAAATCACCGCCTTATGATTGCAGAGTCTTGAGCGCTGCTGCGCTCAGTTTGGACAGCTCGATAGATCCCGGGGAGAGCTCGTAGCCGGCCACCGTGGAGCGGTCCTTTTTGTAGAGGGTGCCCAGCTTAATGCCGGTGTACCGCTGCGTCAGCGCGTCCCAGGTGTAGCTGATGATCTGGGCATGGACGTCGATCCCGATCGGCGGGGCCTCGATGGTGACCAGGTCATAAAGGCAGACGCTCTCCAGCTCCTTGTACTGCGCGTACTCGACCGTGTCGCCCAGCATCAGGAAGGCAACCGTCAGCTCGATCTCTTCCTTGTCCGCGCCGTCCGTGTCAAACCTGGCCCGCGCGGCGTTGCGCATCAGGGTGTAGCAGTCCTCCTGGGTGCGCGTGTGCACGTCGCCGGTGTCCGGGTCTGTCCAGGTGGAGCCGACGGCGGCGTCCGCGACGTCCAGCACTTCCACGCGGGCTGCCGCGTACTGGTAGCGCAGGTCGCTCTCGATCATCACCTCCGGCAGCAGCAGGACGGTGCCGTCCTCGTTTTTGCCCTTGGGGATGATCACGGTGATGACGCCGGAGGTGTCTTCCTTCCAGGTGACGCCCTCCAGGTTGCAGCCGTAGCGGATGCGGTAGCCGCGGTCGGTCTTCGTGTTTTTCAAGATGAAAATGTCCAGGTTATCCCGGATCACCATCGCGTCAGACAGGGGGGCCACGCCGGTGTCAGGGTCCAGCAGCGCGGAGATCGGATTGCGCCAGCTGTAATCCTGGGTGATTTTCCCGCCGGTGATGTTTGTCACCAGCTGGTACGTGACCGTTGGGCGCGTCGCCTCCTGGATGTACATGATCGCCGAAGGCACGGTTGCCTCATAGACGTCGCAGGCCAGCAGGGCCAGCCGATCCCGGTCGTAGGAGATGTGCTTCGCATGCACGGTCACCGTTTTGTTTCGGAGATCGCGCTCGATCTCATAGATGCGGAAGACCTGATCCGTGATCACGCGCTCATCGGTGGCTTCGGTCTCGATGTCGTGGTCGTCCAGGTCGCGGATGTACTGCACGCAGGATACCTGGATGTAGCCCACGATGGAGCCATCCTTGGTCATGCATTTCATCCAGTTGCCGCCGGTGACGAACTCCAGGAAAATGAACTCCGTACCCACCGGCATGTCCTTCAGCTTGATGCCAGAGCCGGACGTGCGCGCGATTTTCTTCCACAGGGTCGGATTCTGATCCGGGGGCGTGGCAATGCCGCCGTGCGCTGATTTGCACTGGTAATTCTGGTTGTTATAGGTGACCTTGTCGCCGATGGAGTAGCTCCGCCCAGGCGCCCAATCAGTGTATGTCACCGTCACCATGATGGACGGGTGCGAGTAAATCGCCGTCTTCGTGGTGACCTTCCACAGCTGGGCGCCCGGGGGGAATGATGCGCTCTGGCTGTATGCCTCGATGGCCGGCACGCACAGCACCGGCACGGGCGCCTTGATCAGCCGGTCCGGGATGATCAGCTCCCACTTGCCCGCCTGGTCGATCGGGTGCGTCATTTCCAGCGAGTAGTCCGCGCCGGCCTCCTCGCTGACGGTGCAGCTGATGGGGGTCAGGATCGCAAGACCGTTGGTAGTCCAGTCGTAGGCGTCCTGCTCATACAGCACGATCATCCGATCCACCTCCAGCGCGGCGTGATGATCACCTGGGTGATGTTCGCGCCGAAGGTGATCGTGTTGCTGCCCGGGGACAGTGTCGGCATGCCGCCGCTGATGCGGTACATCATGTTGAGCCCCTGGCTGTTGACCGCCGTTCCCGCGTCGCAGTCAATCGTAAACCGGAAGCCCGCCGAAAATCCGTTAATGTCCAGCTGCGTCCCGTTCACGGTCAGCACGGCCGCGTTGGCGCCGAATACCGTCAGGATCGGCCGGCTGGCCACGTCGCCGGGATTGACCACCGTCCCGGTGGCCGTCAGCGTGATGTCGCTCTCCGGCGGAAACAGCCCCTTGTATGGCTGGCAGTAAAACTGCGCGCTCATCCGCTGCGCGCCCTTCCAGAGCTTCGACCCGTCGACGGCGTTGATCACGCGGGCGTAGTACACCCGGTCGGGCTCATTGCCCACGATCAGTTCGCCGCTGCCGCGCAGCCAGGCCATCACGTCCTGCATGCGGTTGGGTTTGATGTTGGCAAAGGAGATCGTCCTGATGTAGCCCTCGAAGATGTCGTCTCCCTCGATCAGCGTCAGGCTCCCGGGCCGCCCAGGGAGGCTCTTCTGCGTCACGCGCTCAACGGGGCGAGTGATAGGGGGGTAGGTGATCACGGCCAGGCCCATGTCCCGGCTGTCGATCCCCTTGAATACGAAGTACGGCAGGCCCATGCTCTCCCTCCTTTACGCGCCCACACCGCGCCGGCGGCGTCTCCGCGCCGCGTCCATCCTGGTCATCAGCGAGTCCGCGTCCTGGTCGTTGCTCATCACCATCTGCCCGACGTACAGCGTGGAGCTGTCCGAGTAGTTGGTGTTCGTCACGCGCCCGGCCGAGGCTGCGCCGTTGGTCACCGCGCCGGCCACGTTGCCGATGGCCCGCTCCACAGAGTCCACGCGGTTTTCGATGCCCTCGGCGAGGCCCTCGGTGACAAATCCGCCGATGCGCATCATCACCTTGGAGGGGCTCGCGATCTCCAGCGCCGCGCTGATCTCTTTCCGCACCTTCTCGGCCACGCCGCGCGCAGCGGTCACGGCCTGGTTTTCTTTGTTTTTGATGCCCTTCGCCAGGCCGCTGGTGATGTTTTCGCCGCTGGTGGTCGCGTCCGCCTCCGCCTGGGAGCCGACGCCCTTCCATTTATCCGAGTTGAACAGGTCGTACCAGTATTTTGACACGTCCCCCTCCAGCCCGCTCAGGTCGCCGAAGATGAGCTTCATCTTCGCCGCGGTGCTCAGCAGGCCCGTCGCATTCGGGAAGTCCTCCTCGGTCAGCTGCCCGTTGTTGAGCATCGCCTGCAGGGCCGTCAGCAGGGGGGATGTGCTCTCGTCGCCGGTCAGGCCCTCGCTGAAGCTCTGCATCAGCTTATTCCAGATGTCGTGCAGTGATCCGGCGTCCATGTTTTCCAGCGCTTGGTTCACCGCTGCCGGATCATTCAGATCGGTCCACCCGAAGAACTTCTCCCAGATGTCCGACTCGGGGAACATCTGCTGCAGCTGCGTCATGTTCTGGGCCAACCAGCCGCGCATCTTCGTGATGTCCGGCAGATCGGTCTCGGGATCCCGCTCAAATCCAATCTGCGCCAGCTGCTCGAACATGCCCAGCATGTTCTGCATGTTCTCAAGGTCGGCATCCGTCGCGCCGCTCTGCTTCGCGGTGCCCCGGAGGACGTTGTTGATCTTCTCCATCTTGGTGGCGTCCGCTTTTTCCACGGCCTGGTTGTAGTGCTCCAGCGCCCTGGCGTCCGCCTCCATGATGGCTGCCGCGCCCGCCTCGTCTCCGGCGTTCATCAGCTCTGCGGCCTTGGTCACGTTCGCCGCGTGCACGGTCTCGTAGTTTTCCTTCGCGGTCTCTTTCGCCTGCTGGTTTTCGTACTCGATGCCGGCCAGCGCCATGCCCACGTCTTCCTTGGTGCCGAAGCCCGCCTTGACCAGCGTGTAGGCGTCCTCCATCGCGCGGGCCGTGTCGTCCTGCAGCACGTTCAGCCGCCCCTGCAGCTCCTCGGCCCTGGTCATCAACGCCTCGATGTTCGCCAGCTCCTCCTCGGTGGGGCTGCGGCCCAGCTTATACAGCTGCTCCAGCGCGCTCAGCAGGTCCGTCTTCGTCTGCTCCAGGTCGTTGATCGTCTGCGTCAGGGGGTTGTCGGCCATCACGCTGTTGGCCTCTTCCTCGGCCTTCTTCGGCGAGAATCCCTTGCCCCTCGCCGCGTCGTAGGCCGCCTGCCACAGCTCCTGCGCCTTCGCCTTCGCGTTGGTCAGGTCTGCGCCCAGGGTGCTCTCGACCCACGCGGTCATCGTGTTAAACTCATCCTCGGTCAGCTTATCCACCAGGGGGTTGCCGCTGTTGGGCATGAAGCTGTTCAGCAGCCGCGTGCCCGCCGCGTACTTCGGCTTAATGGTGGCCCTGATCTCAATGTTCTTGTTGACGCTGTCCACCGCGCCCTGGATGCCGTCCGTGATCGCCTGCAAGTCGTTCGGGTCCACGCCCGCGTGCAGGGTCTTCAGCTCGTCCATCCAGCCGAATTTCTGCAGGGTCGACCAGTGGTCCAGCGTCGTGCCCAGGGTGTGCACCGTCGCCGCCAGCAGGAACACGGGGCCTACAGACGCCGCCAGCTCTCCGATCATGCCCACGATGCCGTTTCCGCCGGCAGCGCCCGCGGCACCCGCACCGCCTGCACCGAAGCCGAACAGCTTCCCGATGGCCCCGACGCCCTTGGCGAAGCTCCCGACCGCGCCCACAGCAGCGCTGCCCACCAGGATGCCCACGATCCCCTGCAGGGTGCTCACCACCGTGTTCGCGTCGTCATTGGTGCCGCTCAGCGCGCTGGAGACCTGCGCCGCGATGTCCGCGATGTTCTGGATCGCGGAGGGGGCGTTTTCCGCCAGGCTCGTAAAGATCGTCGAAACGTTCTCCGCGATGCCCGACAGCGTCTTCTGCCCTTCCTCGCTCTGCAGGTACGCGTTCACCGCGTCCGCCGCGTTCGTGATCGCCGTCGTGATCTTCTCGAAGGCCGGGGCGATGCTGGCCGCCGCGCGCCGCTTCGTGGTCTCCCACGTCGCGTCCATCCGCTGCCACGTGTCGTTGAATTTCGTCAGGTTCGTCAGCTCGGTGTCCGTCAGCACCAGGCCGACTTTCCTTGCCTCGTCCGTGTAGTTCTTCCAGGCGTCCTTGCCGGCGAGGATCAGGGGGTTGAGCTCCTTCGCGCTCTTGCCGAACAGCTCCATGGCCAGCGCGTCCCGGGTGGTCTCGTCCTCGACCCGTCCCAGGGCGTCGATGGCCTCCCAGAAGACCGTCTGGCTGTCCCGCAGGCCGCCCTTGACGTCCTTGACCGAGACCCCCAGCGTCTTCCACGCGGCCCCGACTTCCTTGCTCGACGACCCCATGCTCTTGATCATGCGGGTCATGGCGCCCTCGATGACGTCCACATCCGTGTCCACCATCCGCGCCGCGTAGCTCCAGGCCTGCAGGTCGTCCGTGCTGATGCCGCTCACCAGGCTCTCGGTGGCCAGGTCATCCGCCCAGGCCGAGGCCTCCTGCACCATGGAGTAGGTCTTCACGCCCAGGGCCGCCACCGCCGCCGCGGCCGCCGCGGCCACCTTGACCACATTGCCCAGGCCCTTGCCCAGCGCGGACAGGTCGGTCTTCCCGGCCTTGTCCAGGGCGTCGCCCATCTTCCCGGCCTCGCCGGTGACCTCCCCCATCTGCCGCTCCAGGTTGATGAGGTCCGCCTGGGCGTTGTTGAGCTTCGCCTGCCACTCCTGCACCTCGCGGGAGTTGGCGTCGAAGCCCTGGCTCCGCAGCTGCTCCAGCGCGCGGCGGGCGGTGTCCACGCTCCGCTTCTGCTGGTCGATCATGCCCTGGAGGGCCTTCGACCGCTCCTGCATGTACTGCGCGCTGTCGCCGGTCGCCTTGTAGCGCTCCTCGGCCAGCCGGAGGGCGCTGCCCATCTCCTTCACGCTCTGCTGGCTCTGCTTCAGCTCCTGCCGGTACTGCGCAGCGCCGTCCATGGTCATCTTGGTTTTGATGCCAGCCACCCGATCTCACCTCCAAGGGCCGAAAAACGCAATTCCGCGCAATTCGCCGTAAATCGCACTAATTCGTAGCAAATCGCACGAACTCGCCGCAATTCGTCGTAAATCGCGCGAATTCTCAATAGGGGAGGGCCTGCCCCTCCCCCGACTCCGGTCTGTTATGCCTCGTTTTTGAGCTGCTCCCCGATCTCGTCATGGAAGCACGCCCGCATGCACATGGCGTCCAGCAGGGCGGCCATGCCGTCGATATGGACCATCCGGCCCAGCTTCACCAGCTTCCGCCGGTCGTTCTCGGCGTTGACCTTGATGGCGCTGTCCAGGATGTGGACTTTCAAAAGGTCATTGTCCCCGATCCGGAAGGAGCCGTCCCCGAAGCGCCCCTCGGTCTCGTTGATGACGCCGGTCAGGTTTTCGCCCTGGCGCACGTCGGACATCTTGAAGCCGTAGGCCGTCATCTCCTGCACCAGGTAGTTGGCGCCGTAGGGGTCGTAGCCCACGGCCAGGGGGTAGATCTCGTACTCCGTCAGCAGCCGCGTGAACCAGTTGAAGCAGTCGTGATAGTCCACGAAGCTCTGCCCCGAGGGGGTCAGCAGACCCCGCGTCACGTAGATGTCGTAGGGCAGGCCGTCCCGCGCGCTGGCCTCCTTGATCTTGTCCTGCGGCAGGAAGAAGTGGGAGATCACGTGCAGCACCCCGCCCTTTTCGACGATGATGCAGCAGCTGGTCAGGTCGGTGGTCTGGGACAGGTCGATCCCGCCCACGCAGTAGCAGCCGCGGAAGTCCTCGAAGTCCAGATGCGGCCCGCAGGCCTGCTCCACCACTTCCGCCCGCAGCCACGCCTGGGCGCTGGACTGCTTGAGGCAGCAGTACTTCGTCAGGAACTCGATCTTCCGGGAGAGGGAGGAATAGGCCGCGGAGACCTGGTCCAGCATGAAATCCGTGCTCACCGAGATGCCCAGGCCCGGCAGGCTCTTCCTCAGCTCGTTGATGTCGTCCCACTTGGCCGGATCGTCGATCATGTACAGCACGGGGAGCAGCCGGCTCTCCCGCGCGTCGCCCAGGAGATAGGCCGTCCCGCGCTTCACCAGATCGTCATAGACGCCCTCGTTCTCGTAGCCGCCGGAGGTGGTCATCAGGGTGACGGGCTGCCTTCTGGCGCCGCCGCCGGAGACCAGCACCTCGTACATCTTCAGCCCCCGCGGGCCGGGCCAGGAGGAGCCCTCGTCGCACACGGTCAGGTGGGGGTTGTAACCGTCCGCCTTCTTCTCGTTGAAGGCAATCTTCTTGATCGTGGTGTTGCTCTCGGCCACATAGAGATCATTCTTCCGGCGCTTCGTGCGCTTGGAGAAGGCCGGCTCGTGGTCCATCGTGAACGTGAAGGCGCTGTACACCAGATCGGCCTGATCCAGCTTGGGGGCCACGCAGTAGACCTCCGCGCCGTACTCCCCGTCGGCGTAGACCATGTAGGCGATGATCGCCGAGGCCAGCAGCGTCTTGCCGCACTTGCGCCCCACCACCAGGAGGACTTCCCGGTAGTGCCGCAGGCCGTCCGGGTCGACGATCCCGAACAGCAGCGACACGAAGGCCTTCTGCCACAGGCTCAGCTTCAGCGTGCCGGGGGCCAGGGCGCCCTTGTTGTGGTGACAGAAGCGCTCGATGAAGCTGATGGCGTTGTTGGCCTTCTTCTGGTCGAAGTGCAGCCGCCCCTCGTCCAGGTCGCTGACCACCCGCTCATACAGCATCCGCACCCACTTGCCCACCGTGATGGAGCCGTTGCGGATGCCCTGATAGTACGCCAGGATGTAGTTGTCCATGCTCTCCCTCCCTGAGGGGTATAGAACCGGCCGCGGGATTCGGACCCGCATCTCCCGGCGCTGTGCGCCCTGCCCCCGCTGCCGAGTACGGGGGCCGCTGATGGCACAGTCCGCTCCTGCTGCGAAAACGCAGCGCGCGCTGCATACTCGCTGCGAAAACGCAGCAGGCGGGCGGAAAGCCGGGCGTGCTGCCAGTTGCACCACACCGATATGGGGGAGGACTTACTCGTCCTCGTCCTCCAGGACATAGCGGAGCTCGATGCCGCGTTCATACACGCGGTGATACTCCTTTTCGACGGCGCCGCAGGGGTCCAGGAAGACCACCCGCCGCGCCATCAGGAGGCCCTCGGAATTGAAGAGATCATAGACGCGCATCACGCGGTCCGAGTAGGTGATCCTGTATTCCATGGTTTCCTCCTCTCAGGGATCCCGGACGGGCCGGGGCGGCTTTGCAGACAGCCGGGGGAAAGGATGTAAGCCCGGGGCGCCGAGCCGCCCGGCGGCACAGGAAGGCAGGTGCATCCGCGTCAGACGCCGGCCGCCGGTTTCTCATTGTCGGATTTTGCCGCTTCCGGCTGTGCCGGGGCAGGCGGCGGCCCGTCCTGGCCGCTCTCCGCGTCGCCGAGGGGCGGCGGGGTCGATGGCGCCTTGAAGCGGTCCGCCAGATTGTAGTATTCGCCGCGGATCGGCAGCTGGTCGCCGATCTCCGATGGGAGCATCGGCAGGCTGAACATGTCGCGAATCTCATTGCGGGTCATCAGGCCCCTGTCCGCCATCTGGCTGGCCACGCGCAGCTTGTCCTGGTTGCTCATGTACTGCAAGCGGTTGGAGGCCACGCGCACGCCGGCGCCCTGGGCCCGCTCCCGCGAGGTGAACAGCATCCGCCCCAGCGTCTCCGCGAACTGCACGGCGAAGGGCTCGACGGCCCCTTCGTAGAAGGCCGCCCAGGCGTCGCCGTAGGCCGCGTTCTGCAGGATCGCGTCATTCACGCCGAAGTAGTCGCAGACGTTGGTCTTGATCAGCTTCAGCTGCTCCGCGTCCACGGTGAAGGGCTTCGACTCCAGCTTCTGAATGTCGGAGTAGGTCGACGGGAACAGCAGCAGGCCGCCCTCGTCCTGGAGGTTCTCCTTGTTGAAGCGCTTCCGCTCCTTCGCCAGGTCTTCCGGCTTCGCAAAGTTGGTCAGCCGCGCCATGAAGCGGAAGGCCGCCGAGCTCTTCACGGCCTCGCGGATGCCCTGGCGGTTGATGTCCATCATGCTCAGGGTGTCGTTCAGCGCCGCGTTGGAGCTGCCGAAGAGGTCGTCTGCGTACTGGAAGCGGGTCATCACCGCCACCTCACTCAGGGGCAGGGCCGCCGCCTCGCCGCTCTGGAACTCATAGCGCAGCCAGGGATCCCCGTCCACGTCCCGCAGCTCGCAGCGGCTGGGCAGCACCGGGAACACGCCCACGATCCTGCCCAGCTCGTCGTAAACCGGCACGATGAATGCCGTGTTCTGCACGTCCAGGATCGTGCTGAGACGGTACAGAAACTGGCTCCACGTCTGCCAGCTGTTGGGGGCCTTGTTCAGCGCCCGCGACACGCTGCCGCCGGTCACCGTCACCATCAGTTTGGAGATGTGGCGGGCGCGGGCGTCAATGGCCGCGCGCACCAGCTCGCTCTCGTACATCTCGCCGCCCCAGGTGGTGAAAACCGGCTGGTAGGCGGTCAGGGTCTTGAAGAAGCCGCCCGCCGATACGCGGGGCAGCCACCCGAAAATCTTTTGAAACAGTCCCATGGAAATTCACCGCCTATTCGTCCCAGTCCGGGTCTTTTTCCCGCTCGCGGCGGATGCCGTGCTGCGCGTCGTCATAGCGCAGCCGGTAGATGTACAGATCGCAGATCAGCCCGGGGGACAGCCGCATCAGCTCTCCGTAGCTGACTCCGCAGGTGAGTCCGTAGTGGATGAGTTTGCGGACGGTAAGGCCCCCGGGGGCAATTTTTTTTTGAGTTCCTCAAGCACCACGTCGACCTCGCCGGCCTCGTCGTCCTCGGTCTCCATCCGCATGCCGTCGATGTAGGCGTTCTGCAGCTTCA